TAAAGACTAAACTCATCTCGTCGTTGGCCGAACTTGGTACAAGTGTATATGGAATCTCTAACATAGTTACTCCATCAGCCTCACCATAAGCAACATCTCCAATATCAACCTTTGTGCTTGTAAATCTGACAATGTTACCAGCAGTCCCTCCATGAGTGACCGTAAAGTTTCCAAGAGATCCCTCTGTCAAAGCAGCAGCAAAGAAATCTTTAGATGATAACGCTGGTGCTTCTATTGTTATAGAACCATTACCTGCTCTATCAGTTAATAAAACCTCTTTTGTACCACCAACAAGTTCTCTATACACAATCTCGTTTCCAACATCCATTGAGAAGTTCATTAATGCACCAGCAAAGGATAATAACTGGAAACTACTTGTATTACCGTTTTTAAATATTAATG